GTGTAGGAGGGGGGGTGTTTGAAAAAAAACAGCTAGTAACATGTCCAGTGGCTCCATCCTCCGTGTTGGGTGAGTAGCCAAGCTGAAGCGTAGATGTTGGCTATGGGGTCGTATACGCTGGCGCCTGGCATTCCGATCGCTTCGGCTCGTGCCGGCCAGTATGGGCGGGCGAGGTGCTGCATGAGGCCTGACGCTGTGCTGTTCGGGTTCTTTGCCCACGGGTCGCCGAGGCTTTCGCAAGTCATTACGCGTAGGAAGGTTTCGATTTCGTGTCCTATGTTGTAGTCGTTTAATGCTTGTTGAGCTAACGGCCTCCACCTTTCTACGTTGTCTATGTAGTTGCCTTTTTCTTGTGGCATTATTTGAACTGAGCCGGCGCATAGTAGAAGCGATGCGAGTGCTTTTATTATCATTTCAACAACTCTCTGGCTTTTTTGATGTGTTCATGAGCTTTTTTATAATTGGTATTGTTCTCTTGTTCTTGTTCGTTGTCCTCCTGCGGGTAGGGCGGGTGTTCACTGGTGGGCATGGGGTTGTTCTCTGTGACACCCTCCGTTTTATCTTCCACAGCTTTATCCACTTTGGGGATAACTAGGATTTTATAGAGGTTGGATATTTGGCCGGCTCCGTCGGGTTTGTATCGTTGTTTCACGTCAATTGCTCTAGCGTTTATGAGTTCTTGTATGTGGCGTCGTACACTGGATACGCTCATGTTGCAGTATTGGGCGAGGGTGCGGTGGCTTGGCCATGCTGGGCGGTCCCTGCCGGCCATATCAGCGAGGCAGGCGTACACTCGTACCGCTCCGGCGGTGAGTTCTTCGTTTCGTATTATCCACCTAGGGACCATGGCGAAGGGTGGCATTTCGTGTTTTAGTTGGTGTTCTGTCATAGTGCTAGTACCTCCTGGGCGAGCCGTCGGGCCGCTATCTCACAATACTTTTCGTCTATTTCTATGCCTATGCTTCGACGGTTTAAGTCTTTAGCGGCTCGAAGCGTCGAACCTGACCCCATAAACGGGTCAAGAATGACGCCTTCGGGCATGTATTGAATACAACGGCGCATAAGCTTCACCGGCTTTTGTGTTGGGTGGTGCCGCTTCTCGTTGTGGTTATCGGCGTTTACTATGCCGCCATGCTGTAGCCGTATCATGTAGCCACTTTTATCTTCTTTCGTGTTAATCCAAGCCAGCTCAAATGGCGAACCGAGCATCTTGTCGGCACTCTCAACTACTCGCTTATCCCAACAAATCCACCGGCCCGCTACTGGTAGACAATCTGCAAAATGGTTTATTCCAAAAACCAACATAGGTGACGGGTGCACTTCAGCAATAAGCCATCGTGCCAAATCGCTAGTTTCATCACCTACGATTAAATCCCATTTATGTTTAGTTGTAGTTTGTTGGTAGTTGATGCCGTAGGGTGGGTCTGTTACTACAACGTCAAACACTAAATCGGATAGTAGTTCTCTAGCGTCGCCGTGGTAGATCGTGGCGTGGTCATCCTGATAGTACGGTTTCATGCTTCTACTATCTCCCAGGCGTACCAAAACGCTATAAAACACAGTAGAAAGTTCGCTGTCAGGTATTCGGCCATATAGTGGGCCGACATGCGCTGAAACGTGGCTACCTCCACCCATAAGAACACGGTAAGGCCGGTGATGGTTTTAATCTTCGCCATTTTGGAGCCGATCTTCGAGAACCTTATCAAGTATGTAATGCTCGTCTGATTCGCACCATAACTGGAGCGCTAGGCCCGTACGCATGCAGCAGCGTTTCACAGCGTCCGATATAGCGTTCTTCATGTTGGCGCCGTTGTTGTCCTTGTTGGGCCTGTCCACGTCCCCTGATTCCGTGATTTCGACGACCTGGCCGTCAATAGTGAACGTCATCGTTAAAAGAACGCCCGTAACGGTGTCGCCGTTGTAGATAATCTGTTCTACCCGTTGAGGCGTCGGCCCCAGCTTCGCCAGAATCATTTGCTGGACGTGGGCATGTCCACAATACCTCGCCCCGTAGCCCGTCGGGAGCGTCGAAATCCACTTCGGCGGTATCTTCTTCGCTAATGCTGCTAATTGTTTACCCATATTTGTAGCCTTTCCTTTGTTGATACATTCTGTTTTGGTGTTCGGCCCATACGAGGCGGCACGCCGTACATAACGGTTCGCCCGCCCGCTGGTGGCGTCTAGCGGCGCCTATAGTGCCGCAGGGCTTTAATTTTCTAGGCATAATTACTCCCATAAAGGCGGCTGAAAAGGTGCCGCCTTAAATTGTTCAAAGATTTGTTTTCCGATAAAAGGATGCACACTATTACGCAACACTTGAGTGTGGTCGTGCGAGTTTTTGTAGTAAATATTGCCTTCGTACTCAATGCCTAGCCATTCTTTTAATTTTTTGGCTGCTTCGAGGTTTTGTTCATTAATAAAGTTTTTGAATGGTGGCGGTTCTTCACACTCGAAAGAAAAATTAGCCCAGAATAGATGCCGGCCAACCTGTTTATATGGTGGAATTAACGGCTCATAGTAGGGCACGACGTTTTCTACTACCCATTTACCGTCATAGGAATTGTTTAGAAATATAATTTCTTGATAAAGGTCCATTACGGGATAAAGGGGTTTTCGGTTGCGGCCGCTGCGTATCATTCGGGAATGGCTCTGGCATGGCGGGCTGCTCCAGATAAAGTCATACTCGTGAGAGTGGTCTAGTAGATACTGGTGGGCGTCGCCGATGATAACGGTATCTTCTGGGTGGTTTTGCTGGTAGACGGCAGCTATTTTAGAATCGATTTCTACCGCTGTGACATTAGCGTCCCAGTGTTTGCGGTTGCCGCCTAGGCCGGCGTATAGATTAAGCACCATATGCATTATTACGCCCCCATTTCGTCAATTCCTGAACAAGGCCCGTGTTAGAAGGCGTCGTTTCACGCTCCAAAATGACGCCCGTCAAATCATCCCGCCGATACTTCACTAGTCCCTGTTCCCGCATTTCGCCCAGGCGAGTAGCGATCTGATTCGTAGAAATAGGGTGGCCGGCGCCGTTCTTAACTTTCCCGTACAAATCAAAAGCGGTCATACCGTCCCTAGCTGAATACATGGCCCTAAGTATCTGATGCTTTTGGCTGCCTGATTTAACTTTCCGGCCGGCTTCGTGGCTGGTTTCTGGGTGGTGGGTGCCGGTGGTGCCGCCCCATAGTGTCTGTTGGTTCATTGTTCACCGCCGAATTGTGTCTTGTACTGGTCCTGTATCAGCTCGATAGTGTCATACATGGGCTGTAGGTAGCCGTGAGGTTTCACGGTGGTTTCGAGGTAGTCGATAAGTTCTTGGCGTACCCATACGTTTAAGGCTTCGGCTATGTACTGTTTTAAGTTTTCGTCGGCTTCTCGTAATGCCAGCATACTAATCGCCCTCTCGACTGGTTGGGCGTCGGTAATGTCGAGTTCTGCGACTCTGGTGTCGTGGTTTACGGTGGCGATGAGGCGGCGGCGTGTCGGGTGGCCGTCCACCGGCTCAAGTTTAAGGTAAATTATGCTTCTAGCCATTAGACCGCTACCGCCTGGCGTGTCTTGCACGCTTCACCTATGCCCATGCTGGTGCAGTCGCACGCTATAGCCCAGTCGTGCTTCTCTACTGGCGTTTTGCAATGCTGGCAGACTATCGCCGACCATGCGAAATGGTAAACGGTGACGCTTCTATCGCAATGCGGGCACGCTATCATTTTGCCGTCAGCTCCCGCCCGTGTGTACCTATTAACTGTTTTCATCGTGTAGCCTTTCGTTAGCCGTTTTATACTTCGTCGATCTGGTCCCACGTAATGCCTAGTTCTATGATTCGGCCTGCGTGAAAATCTAGGCGGTTTCTTAGAACCGCCATGAATACATGATAGTTTTTTTCGTCTAGCTTTAATTCGCTTACGAAATCTTCTATTAGTTCTTCTGCTTCGTCTATAGCAGCTTCTTTAACGATTATTTTTTCTTCGTTGTTCATTGTGTAGCCTTTCCTATTGATTATATGGCGTTGTTACGAACGTGGTCTAGTAACCGTTGAGCTAAAAGCATTGTTTCTTGTGCTGATAATTCAACTGACCCAACAACACTATTATTTAATTGAATATCTATAACAGTTGTAAATTCTTGAGTACCTGACGTCTTGTACCAAGAGGGCAAAGAAAACTGTAGTGTTCCTTTTTCAATTTCTTCTCTTGTGATTTCTTCTCTTGTAATTTCTTCTTGTGTTTTCATTGTGTAGCCTTTCGTTTGCTTCATGTATTAATTATAAGCATATTCAACACCAACCTGTCAACACCAAACTAGGGCATGGCAATAAATACGCCTATTTGTGCTGGTCAGCGCCCTAAACTTTTTTTATTTTTATGGCTTAAAAGAAGCTAAAAAAGGCCATAAGTTTAAGAATCTGTTTTTTTAGTGACGCCAGTGAAGGCGGCGTTTATTTCCTCGACGGTGAGTTCGCCGTCATCCATGAACGCTGCGGCGAGCTTCTGCAATACTTGGGCGACTGCGCTGATGCCTGCGAGTAGGGCTGCGGTAGCTGGGCTAATATCCGACGAAATCAAGGACGCTCCACCGATAACGGCCATAGCCTGAAAACCAAAAACGCAGAGGATCCTAAGAAGTGTGTTCGCTGCCAGTTGTAGGTTCATCGTCTTTGAGTTCCTGCCGGTAATCGTAGGCGACGCCTATAAGGTGCGTGATGATAGAAGCTACTGAAATCCATATCGCCCATTCTAGCACCTGATCAGTCAGCGTAATGAGAACTAGGCCGATACCTGCCAGCGTAAGCGCAAGGTAGCAAAATAATTCGAGGGCTAGGCGTTTTACCATTAGCGGCTCCTTCGTGTACGGGTTGGGCCTGTTGGCCCGCCTGTTGATACGGTAGCCGTCGGCCTTATTCTAGCAGCCGTCGTCGATGCCGTGATAGCTACTGAAGCGACGATAACGGTTTTCCTATCTTCTACCGTGATGCTACTACCTACCTGAACATAGTTTGAATAGTCGGCGGAGCTGAAAACGTCCACGTTTTCCTCGAACGATTCCCTTACCTCGACAGTGGATTCGTTGACGGCTTCGACGACCTGCTGGCGGGCTTCGGTCGGGAGTTCCTCAAAATCTTCGTTTTCTGTGATGGCGTCGATTTCTTCCTCCGTGATTTCTTCCTCGTCAAAAAGTTCCTCTAATTCTTCTACGAGCTGGTCGTCTATGTCTGGGTCGTCTAGTAATTCCTCTAGGAGTTCGATTTCTTCTTCTTCTAAGTCTTCAATTTCTTCTTCTGTGAAAATATCTTCTAGGTCTTGTTCTGGTTCTTCTGGGCTTTCCGTATCGTCGATAGTTGGTTCTTCTTCGCCCGTTTCTTCTTCAATTTCTGTTTCTTCGTTTTCTGTTTCTTCCTCAATATCTTCCAAATCGTCGAAATCTTCAAAATCTATTTCCTCTTCGATAGGTGGTAGCGGGTCGGGTTCTGGGTCGAAGTCCCAGTCGTCAAAGTCCCAGTCGTCATAATTGATGTCGTCCCATGTGATATCATCGCCCCATGTGGGTTCTTCTATTAATACTGGCAACGCTGGCGGGGCTGTTGGTTCTGTTGTCGGCTCCGGTGTGGGCGTGGGTGTTGGTGGCGGCGGTTCTGGGGTTGGCTCTGGTGTCGGCTCTGGAGTTGGGCTAGGCGTCAATGTTGGTTCTGGCGTCGGTGTCGGGGTTGGAGTTGGCGTTTCTGTTGGTGTTGGGCTTGGTGCAGGTGTCGGTTCGGGTGTGGGCGTTGGTGTCGGCGTAGGTGTCGGCGTTGGTTGTGGTGTGGGTGTGGGTTCTGGTTCTTCCCCGTCAAACGTTGCGACGCCGCTAATATCCATAGAATAAACGCCGTATTCGTCTTCGTAGACGTTTGCGTTTAGCCGGTACGTTCCCGCCGCTAGGTCTACTATTTCGATGTGGGCGTCCCAACACATTAGGCCGGTATTGTGGGCGGCCCCATCATCATCTTGGGCTATGAGCGTATCTTCGTCGTCATACAAATAGAGGTACGGGTCACCAGCGTAGGCGCCTGTATTGTTTTCGGTGCCGTGGTCAGTGCAGGTAAGGCTCGTGTAAGTCGTGAAAGTAACCGTCGTAACTTGGTCCAAGGTGAATACTAGGTCGATGCCGTCGGTGTCGTCCACGTCCAGAGAACAGTCCCAGACGCCGTTTTCTTCAACGCATTCGACGGTAGAGGCGTAGACGGGTGGCGCTATCCAAGCGAGGACGAGTAGCGATAAGAGTAGTAGCCGTGATATGAGTACGAAAGGGCGGCTACTCGTCACCGAACATTTCGGCTAGTTCGTGGTCTTTGTCTTTGCCTACTATAAGCGAGGCGCTGCCATCGGCGGTGAAACGGGCGGCGAAGTAGCCTTTAAGCATGGATAAGACTGCGGCGCCTCCTGCCCCTAGTACGAGCTTCCATTCGGCGACATTCATGTCGATAAGGGCGTTTGTGCCTAACATACCGCCTGCTGCTTGTACAAAAGTACTGAGTACTCGTTCTGCCAGGTCTTTCCAGTCGATCATAGTCCTAAAGCTTTCCACGTGTTCTTCCCGCATAGTCCGTCTACTGTAAGTCTTCTTGATTTTTGGAAGCGTTTAAGGGCGGCGATAGTCATGCTGCCCGCTATGCCGTCAATGCCGGAGTATTTCGGGTTTTTTGATACTCTAAAACCCAGTTCGCTGAGTTTGGTTTGTAATAGTTTGACGTGGGCGCCACGGCTGCCCCGTTTCACCAAAGGCATACTGGACGCTGGCGGCTGCGTCGGGGCTTCTAGTACTTTGGCCGCTTTTTTAAGTTTGGCGTCGTCCTTGTACGTTTTGCTCGTCGGCTTATACCAGCCGTACCGGCCGCCCCCTGTGTGGCCGTACGCTTGGTGGTGCCACCATTCCGATGGCACGGTTTTAACGAGGCCGTATTCGGCCGCTATCTTATTAACTTCGGTGGTGCTGATCTTCCCAACGATCCTAAAATCGACGGCGAACGCGTAGCCCCGTAAGCCTTCTGGTGCGTTTGGCTGGGTCATGTGAAAGCTGCCCTGGAACTTGCCGCCTGGCCCGTGTTTCCTGTCTGGATTTGCCACGACGTTGGGGAAGGTTCCGGCCTTGTATTTTCGGTAAAGTTCTTTCTGGTTGGCGTATGTGCGGCAGCCGCTCGATACGACGATTTTTCCTTTGATGCGTGGATCGGCGAAAAACGCTTCTAGCCTGCGTTTCATAAGCGGGTGGATTTCTTTCAATCTGACCCAGTTACCGGCTACGGGAATGGTGCTCATGCGGTTTTTCTGATGAGTTGTGCCGAAAGCGTTATATCTGGCGTGGCTGTGCTTCCACTGTTTTGCCATAGTTGAAGGCTGATGGCTTCGCTTGCTGTAACGCTTGTATGTACAGTGCAAGAAAGGTCAAAAGCTCCATCGTTGTTGTCAATGCTGGCTACGACTGTGCTTGCAACAAAAATGTTTACAAGGCCGCGATTTGCCGAGTTTAATCCCACAACGTTTGCTGTTATTAGATATATGCCTGTTATGTCTGGCGTGATGTTGTTTGCTGAGGCTGCGTGCCAGCCTCCAACGTCGATAATTTCAGTAGCGAAGGTGGGTGTAGTGTTTGTTGTATTTGGAATACTTGCGCTTGACTGCTTCACTACTGTAACCTGCGAAAATTCGTTTAAGTCGTCTGCTGTAAGTACTGTACCGCTTGTAAAATCGCCTTGATTCGCCATTTTTTTATCCTAGCCTATTCTCGTCTAATATGCCGACATTCGCCTTATCGAGCGTTAACGACTGGTTTTCGGCTGCTGGTAGTAGATCCAGGCTGATGGTGGTGCTGTTCGGCGAAGCAAATATTTGACGGCCGGCAATAACACAATTATAGGTTTTAGACGAGCTGGCGCCTTTTGGTGTGAATGTGACGGCGGCTACTGACCAGAGGCCGGTGGCTACGGATAAGAAATCGGCGTAGTTTTGGCGGCTGCTGGAGTCCATTTGATTATCTACGGCTTCGAGTAGCACGCTGAGTTGTTGCGGCGTGTAGGTGACGTCGCCGAAACGATTCGTCCAAAAATCGCCGATAACGGCTTTGTCGGCTTGAGTAGCGCCCCCAAATCGCCACGTTATAACTTTCGAGTAGTTGACGGAACGCACGCCGAGCGTGTCCTGTGATGTCGTGTTATTCGATACGTTTGCTGATGTCCCAGAAGCGGGGTACATCGCCTGTATACTCGCTTGGTTAATCGTGTTAACGAGGTTATATTGGGTTGATACTTTTTGCATCGGGAACTTATCGGCGGTTTTATCTCCCGTAAACTCAAAAACACGATAATGGTCGGTGCTGCTAACGCTTTCTTTCGTCATGAGGCGATTAATGTAGCCGGCGTTTAGCGTCCAAGTGTTCGACGAATACGAAGCGTTTGTCGGGTATATGATGGCCGGCCCTGCTGGTAGGATTTGTGCGTTAAGGTGGTCTTTGGCTGTTCCTGCGTCAAATTCGTCGATGATGCCCCAGAATCCGGCGGCGTTTACTTTTCCGGCTGGTACATTGTTTTTTTTATTTATCGAGGTTACTGTGGCGCTGGACGCCCCGAATTTAGGGAACGGTACGGCGCTTATGCCGCCGCCTCCGTTTAAGATCGTTTCTGAAATAACGTCTAGATCGCCGTAGGCGGCTGTTACGTCTATTTCGACTACTTGGTCGCGTCCAGCGTAGGAAAAATAATCCGCTAACGTAAGCATAACGGTGGCTTGTTGCCCGTCGTCCTGAAAGTCGATATCGACGACAACCATATCGGCGACGCTGGCGGTACTGGTCGTAGAGCCGTCGTTAATGTCGCACGTAAACTGAATTATTTTAGAAAACCAATCAAAGGCCTGATGAGTGCCGCCCGCTGATGGGGTAAAAATGTTGCTGTTATTGTCTAGGTGCATGTAGCCGTTATAGGAAGCATTTCGGGCTATCTGTACTGACTGGTTTAGAGAAAACCCTAAAACGTAGCTGGTTAGGTCGGTGGTCGCTGAAGCGTCCTTAAATTCGACCTGCCAAGTGTGCGTGCAGGCCATTAGATTCTCACTAGGTTACTGGTCGCTATATCTGCGGCCCCGTTCTGCCGTACGTACCGCTGTAGCGCCGCCACGACATCCTGGCCGTCAGACCCCGCCGGCATATTCACGTTAATAGTCGTACCGCCGCCTTGCGCTGATCCGGTTGAAATGCCTAACATATCTGTAAACCCGCCTATGATGTCTAACGGGTCTAAAAAGTTGTGTGGTAATTCGTCTAATTGTTGTAATGGTTTTTTTACTTCTGGTGGTAAATGGTCGCTGAGTCTAAATTCGATTATAAATTCTATAGCGTCTTTAATGTCTTTTATGATTTCCCACCATTGCTGAGCGCCTTTAATAAATTCGTCGAAAAAACCGTCGGCTATTGATTTGAATTTTTCGCTAGTTAAATAAAGTGCGGTCATCGCACCGACAAAAGCGAAGAAACCTAAACCTACAGCTAGAGACACGTTAAGAGCGGCGACGCCTCCCGCTAGAGCGTAAAGAGACGCCACAACGGCGCCCACTTTTGCTTTTAAGACTAGAAGGGCGAATGCTACCGCTAAGCCGGTTATCGCCCCCGCTAGTAGCGTATATTTTGTCCGGTTGCGGTTAATGTGATCGATAAAAGCCTGGCCCGCTGCCGGTAGTTTCTCCTTCAAATAATCGACAATTTCCTTAAATTTAGGAATAAGGTCGTCTTTTATAAAGTCTCTAGTAACCTCGAAAGCCTTTGTGACGCCAGGCCAAGCAAACTGTGCAAAAGCGACAATTTTCTGCCCCAACCACGGCAGCCATTTTCTCACTAATTCGGCGACCGGCGCTAGAAACTCCGCTACCGCTTCCATAGCTCCACGAATAGCCGGCGACCATTCCTCAAATTTACCTATTAAAAATTCAACCCCTGACGCTAGTTTCTCCGCTACTGGCAAAAGAACGGTGCCGAGTTCAATTCCTAGGTTTTTAATGCGGGCCGTTAAAATTCTTTGCTTATTAGCTAACGACTCAGAAGTCCTGCTAAAGTCGCCCATCGAACCTTGCTCGCCGAGTTGCTGCATAATAAGCGAATGGCGGGCCATAATCTTCTGGCCTTCGGTAAGTTCATCGCCAACGCCGGCTAGGCCCATTTCGACCGCGTGAGCTTGTACCGCCGCCGCCGTCATAAGCACGCCAACAGATTGCAACGGCTCAACGCTACCCCGAAGGCCGGCTGAGAGTTTTTCGACGGCTTCTTCTGGGCTTAAATTATTGAAAGAGGCGATGTCTGCTGCTGTGGTGACCATGCCGTCGGCGAAAGCTGCTAGATCGTCACCTGCTAGCCCTGACGCCTTGCCAAAAATACCAAAATTTGATGCTGCTTCTAAGTATTCGGCTTTGCTCATGCCTACGGCGGTAGCGGCTGACTTAGCTTGTTGTTCTATGGTTTTGCTAACGTCTCCAAAAATCTGCTGGGCTTTAGAGAGTCCTTCCTCGAAATCGACCGCCAGGTCGATAGCTTTTACACCTAAACCGGCCATAGCGACGCCGCCAGCTAACCCAACTTGACCCACCTTTTTCGAGAACGCCCCTAACGATTTAGTAGCTTTCCCCAAGGCTTTGCGTAAAGGTTTAGAATCGCCGGCGACTACTACGTTAATGATGCTGGTTTTTTTTGCCATTTAGAGGCCCGCCTTGCGCTGTATTTTTTTGACGCCTTCAAAATATGCGTTAAATACTTGGTTTCGGCGTTGGTCGAGGGCGTCGTACAGGAACGGGTTGGGGTGTATGGGGCCGCCCCGCCATCCTTTGGCGGCGTCGGGTCGTGTAGCCCACCCAAAATGCACGGGGCCGGTCCACGGGACTCGCTTGAATCCTGCTCGTACTCTTCCGGCTGTTTTCGTCCCTGAAGCCCTTATGGTTTCTTTTAAGCGTCCGGTGCGTACTGGTGCGAGACTAGCGGCCCGTTCAGCGACCATTTCGGCCAGGTCTAGGTGAAGTTCTTTCAAATCCTCGAAATCGTCGTCGAGCATAGACAGGTTTTTTCGTAGCTCTCGCATTCCTTGAGTTTTTACTGAAAGAGGCTGTTTCACTTTTTCTGCCGTTTCTGTTGTTCTTTTACCATGTGATTCTGGGCTACGATGAGGGCGTTTATCATGTAGGGGTCCATTTCTAACAGGTCGGCGACCGGCTGGCCGGTTACCAGCCCTAGCCTAGCTATCGCATAGGCTGTGTGTCTTCTACTAAAGGGTCGATTTCTTCCTCCACGAGCGTGATATCTTCGATATCGTTTTCCACCCATTGGTCGAACGGTTTCACGACACGACCCGACATTCTCGTAGAATGCCAGGCTATCCATGCTATGTGTTCGATACTGGGCGAATCGCTAAAAGCCGCCGAAAGCGTGGTTTTATATTCACGCTCGAACGCTATCGCAGTTTTAATTGTTATACCGACCGTGTACGGGTCGCCTGAATCCTTCGGCTCTACTTGTAGCCGTATAGATGAGCCGAGCATCGCTTAACTCGTTGCTTTTGTGATGGCGCCGGTAATTGGCCAGCTCACCGAGTGGGTGGCGATTTCGCCGACTGACCCGTTGAGGGTGTCCCATTCCGTCACGATAGCGTTAAACGAGAACGACGGGTTCGTCGCGCTGACGCTGGCCGCTACCGGCTTGACGACTACGGCGGTGGACGTGCCGACAAGCGGAAAGATCGTCGCTTCGGTTTTGGACGCTGCGAAATCAGCGTTGAATTCGATGTCGACAGTGCCGGATTTCAGGCCGCCAATATACGAGCGGCTCGTGTCGCCCATAGCGGTGTCTTCCAGGTTGTCGGCTGATTGTGACAACGTGATACTAGTAACATACGACGATAGATCGACGCTGTTAATGGTAACGCTGGCATTGTTTAGCATAAAAGTTGCCATGTTTAATTTCCTTTTTTAGGTGGGTTTTCAGGTTTCAAATGCCCCCCTAATATGAGGGCTTCGATATTAGCGCCCGCCAACGATTTCTCGGTAACGGTGTCGCCTTGTTCATGTCCAGCGAGATTATCGCTTAAGACGGTGTATTTGTTGCTCATGCTGCTAAAACCTCCAAATCTAGCTGGCAAGATAAGAATACCGCATCTGCGAAGGATATTGGGCCATAGTTGCGGGCGTTCGTGACCTGCACCGCTGACGCTTCCCCGCCCAGGGTCTGGTCGGCTTCGAGGGCGGTCGGGACGGTGACGAGGTAGTCGTCTAAAAGTTCCTGATTTGATGCGGTCTCGAAGCGTTGCGCTGCGATTGTTATATCGAAACGTATTGTTTTAAGGCCAGTGGCTACCGTCCCCATCGCGTCATGGTAGGTTATGGCGTTATTTGACGGAATGACGATGGCGCAAGGCGGGGTTACGAAATCGGGAACAAAATCGTAGACCGTGACGAACGCCTGCGGCGACGATACGGCTTCTAATCTTGTTTTTATTTCTGCCCGTATTTCGTGGTAGTCCATTAGGCGGCCGCCGGTATTTTTAAGCCTCGTAGTAGGGCGATGACTTCAGGGTCGGTGCGGCTGATGCGTACAAATCCGACGTCTACGCTACCGGCTTGGAAACCTAGTGGGCTGCTGCGCCTCTGGTAGAGCCTGGCGGCGATAACGAGCGAGCATTGCTTTATCTGGTCGGGTACAGCCATACCATACCCGTAAAACGCCGTTACTTCGACCGTGGGGCGTCCGTAGCGGTCCCTCGGCCACGTGTCCCCATCTACCCGCTTAATGACCCTGTACGGGGCGTTGTTGCCGTCTACGACGTAATCTGTGGTGATGGTGAGGGTTGTGTCGTATGTTCCGTCGAGATTTGTGTCTTCTTTGACGACGAGGCCGGTGAGTTGGGCGACGTCATCGACGTAGAGGGTGTAATCGTCGTACGGTATGAACGTTTTGGCGGTCGCCCCGCTGGGTACGACGAACGTGCGGCCCGTTATCTGGTCGATTTCGGCGTCGGCGGCTGCTATAGCGTTATCAATGGCCGTATTTTCCGACGACGTTGATGACGGTATCCCTAAATAGGCTTTAACGAGCGCCTGGCTGGTGTAGGCCATTTAGTTACCTACTTTTTTTTCGCTGGGGCTTTTTTCGCTGGAGCCTTTTTCGCTGGAGCCTTTTTTTCAGGTTTTTGTATCCGGCTAGGTGCCTGCTTTTCCCATAGTTCCTTCGACATAATTGTCCTTTCTCGAAAGGTAGGCGATGGCTCCGGCTACCAGAGCCACCGCCCACGATTCAATGGTTAGAAGGTTGGACTGACCAGGCCGGTCCCGCTCACCATACTCACGCTTGCGGGGTATCTTCCCCCAATGAAGCATGCGTACTGGTACGCGATCAAAGTCACGGTTAAATTCAAACCGGCTGTCTGATCCATGCGGACCATTGCTGGCTGTCCTGCATCTTCAAAGAGGAGCATGTCGCCACGGCGTACCGCAAAGATTACATCTTCATTGCCGCCTGCACCTGCACTTGTTGAGATTTTGCCTGATGTCACGACGGGTAGACCGGCAAGACTGGCGCCTGTGACTCCATATCCAGCTATTGGGCCTACGCCTTGAGCGTTAGTAGGCACCTGCTGTTGAGGTACGACAAGCGGCCTTCCGCTAGAATCTGTTGAACTTTGAAACCAGGCTAACCTCCTCGGATGCATTACCAAAAGATCAGCACCGGCAAATCGGTTGCTGTTAATCTGTTGGATAGCGTCCACCACCTTAGAATATGCTTCCGCTGCGGTAGGGGAACCATCGGTGTATGTGACACTGTTGATACCGCTAATGTTTGACAGTCCGAGCATGTTACCTGATGACCCTGACCCGTTAAGGACTTGATCTTCGAGTACTGTCGCTACGGCGCCCATCATGTCGGCGGCGATTAGTGCGTCGATGCCGGTGCCTCGTTCAACTGCTTGGCGTGAAACTTGCTGCCCTGAGGCGATGGTTCGCACGTCGGCGGTTAAGAGAGTATCGTCGATATCTGTTTCGGATACTGCGGCGTTTTCGCTAGCTTGTGCGGCTGCCGAGCTGCCAGTCGTGACTCTCGAAATGTTGATAGTCATGCCTGCATCGGGGAGCGGTAGGCTTGTGCACTGGTCGGCGAACGGCCGTCCTGCCCTAGATAGCTCCGCTGCCAATTCCGTGAGGTACTGAGGAACGACAAGGCCAGCGTAGTTTGCGGTTGATCCGTCCCTGTGTTCTACGGCCATTTCTTGGCGGTGGCGTCGTATCCTGTCGGAAGCGTCGATATCGCCGTTGTATTGGCTGTTATAGAGGTCTTGGAAGAAGGAAACGCTGCGGTTTTCTTCTGTGTAGGTGAGTGGTTCGTGTGTTACTACCACGTTGCCCACTGCCCGTGTTTCGGTGTCGTCGGTGGCGTTTACCTCTGCCCGTAGTTTAGCGGCTTCGAGATTAGCGACCTGTACGGCCCGTAGTTCTTTTATTCGGGTGTCGAGTTCTTCGGCTCGTGTCGCCAGGTCTTTAAGGCTCTGGTCCTCTGTTTCTGTGAGGTCGCGTTCTTCATCGGCGGCACGTTGGACAAGTCCGGTTTGCGCTTCGCTGATTTCGGCCCGCTCCTCGACAAGTGTGTCAAGTAGTTGCATTTGTTTTTCTCCAAAATAGGGTGGGTTGTTTACTACTTCGGGTGCCCGTGGGTGGTTTTGATCAAAACCGGCGCAACGTGGCGGCGCGATAGTTATTACATGAGTGTAATTTGTTGGTTTTAAAAAATCAAGTATTTAGTAGGTGGCGCCATTTGGCGAGCCGTGGGACGAGTTCTTCGTCGTCGGGATCCCAAGCTCTGACCGCTAATACTTTGGCTTCTTGGTAGGCGGCGTTCGTGACCAGGCCTACGTGGTCGAGGCGTGCTTCTATCCGGTTGATGTGGGTACGGCGGCCCACTGTGGTGGTACGGTTTCTGATGGGGATAAATCCGACGCTGAGGCCGGTTACGATGCCTTCGCTGGCGAGTGTGTGGGCTTCTTCCCCTCTGGGAGTTGGGGCGAGTTTGAAATCGGCGATGAGTCCTTCAGCGCTTTTATCCCATGACACGGCCATCCCGATGGGGTGCCTAGAACTATCATGCTGCTCAAGTAGCGGGATACGGTCGCCTCGTTCCTTGATGCTTTTGTCGAAGGTGGAGCTGCTAAACGTTTCGACATATTTTCCCGTATCATACTCGGACGAGAACGGGGCGACGAGGCCGACGATATGGCGGTCGCCGTTTTCCCCTGCCCTGGTTTCTAACCCTGCGAACTCGATCGTTCGGGTTTCTATCGTCATGCCGTGACCTCCATTTCGGTTTCTCCTGTTGGTAGATCTTCAAGCCGTCGTATTTCGTCCACGGTAAGCCATCCGGCGTCTAAAGCTATGCGGTGGGCTTCGTACCGTTGCAGACGGTCGGCCCGTAAGAAATCGTCGAAATCAAAGAGGGCAACCTGCCCGCGTGGTATGAGGCTGCTGAATGATTGTTCGATACGTGACATGTAGCCGCGTAGCGTATAATCGACGAAAAAGCGGTTATCTTGCTGGACGTTTGAGTATGTTTTGCTGTTGCCGTCGGTGGAAACGCCGATCATATGTGGGGGTACCCCGAATATGGTGCAGATTTGTTCGGCCGAGTAGCGGCGGGATTCTAATAGTTGCAGGTCATCGGGCGACCATGACAACGCCTGATAGGTTAGTCCTCCGGTTAGGACGGCGGGGCTTTTCTGCCGGCCGCCGTGGGCTTTCATAAATGACTGTTTGAGGATTGTAGCTTCCTCTTGTGACATTTCTTGAGGGCTGTTGATAACGCCTGAAGGGATCGACCCGCTGACGTGGCTTTCGCTCGCTGCTTCGTCCCCTGCGAGTGATAGGGCGAGGCTCCGCCGCTGTAGCTGAAGCGGGCCGGCCCCAGATATGGAACCTGGCGTTACGACACCGCCTCTAATGTGTAGTATCTCCGACGAATCGTACACTGTGCCATTAACTCTGTACGATATGTTCCCTGTTTTGTCGATAACTACTGCTACAGCGTCAGGGGATAACAGAATCGCTGATTGTGGAAAACCGAACCTGTCCCTGTTCCCCAGAATGAAATAGGCGTTTCCCCGCATAACAAGCGACGTTACGCACGCTCCTAGTGTTTCGATGCGGGTTTGGTTGGGGTCGGGTTGTCTTAGTATCGCCGGCGTGGGGTCGAGGCGTTCGTCGTCACGATACGCCCCGAAGGGTAGTGAACCAATAGAGTCGCTGATGAGTTGTACGGCTCGGTACGCTACTGGTATCGATAGCGTCGTCCCTTCCGTAACGTTAAGGCCGCCCGTGAGGCTTTGTGGCGGGATGTAGCGGTCGGGTAGTGTGATGGTGGTAGATCGTTCTTCCCTGTTGAATAAGCTGTTGAATATCATTATTCGCTATTTTCCAAAGCGGCCCCCAGTATGAACGCCAATATGCCCGCAGCGAGTAGCCCTGCTGCGAAGTTGAAGAATATGTATAACGCTGCCACTATTGCGGCGGCGCCGAGTAGCTCTATTGCTAGAGCGACGTATTTTCTTTTTATCATAGTATAAAATGTCCTAGTGTTAGTGTATAGCCTGTTTCGGCGTTGGTGTGGTTAATCCGTTCACGAGGGCGAAGCGGGCCAGGGTCACGGCGACGAGCGGTGTGATGTCTGCGTCGCTTTTCCTGCTCCAGGCCCACTGTTCGCCCAGTTTACGCCGTGTGGCGTTATCGACCGCTGTTTGAAGTCTAACGTCGCCAAGGTGGGCTATGGTCCCTTCTTCCACAGCGTCATAGAACGAGCCGCAAGCCTGCCCATATTGTCGCATATTGACCGCTATGACCTCGACGCCGGCTTCTTCTAGTTCCCCGATGAGGCTACTGGCTGCGGCGCCTGAATCTATCACGAAAGGCATTTTCCATTTTTCGTACAGTTGTATTATGCGGTCTTTTACCCAGCCGATACGGTTTTCTGATTCGATGACTTCTACTGCGGTAAAGGCACCGGATAGGCCGGCTGCCCCGATGCTGGCCCTGTCCCGATTAGGCGATATGTCTACGGCGAAAATTAGGAAAGAACCTATCTGTATATCTTGGCGGGCGAGTTTGGCCCACTTGTCCGAGTCGATGACGTTTTGAGTTACCAGTGAAGGCCACACGTTCAGCCATTCTTGAGAAAAAATGGTCGGATCGGTGGTTTGCACCGCTTCCCGTACCGCTCCCACTGTGACGCCGTGGGTTTCCCCTAACGTCGGTATGGCCTGCTCCCAGACTTCTTCGTCGTGTATATCGAAATTATCTTCGTAGGGCGCCCATTCATGCCACGAGAGGGCCGGTGATTCGGCGTGTCCCAGTTTGCGGTAATGTTGAAGCATTGTCGAGTACGGTGTGCCAGCATTCGAGGCGAGCCACAGTTGGGCGCTGGGTTTGGTGGCCATTGTGGGCTGTATGGCGGCGACGAGCCGCAAATCGTGGGCGAGCGCTTCGTCAATAACCGCCAGGTCCACGGTTAAGCCTCTGGCGCCTGTAGCGTTCGGCGTTACTATCCGGTACTGGGCGCCGTTATTCATAATGAGGGCTTCCTGCCCGTTCGCCCGTATCTGCTTCTTGATGCGTTTCCTGAAAGGCGTAGACAGTAACAGCTCACAATGTTCGTCGAATTTATGCCTGGCGGCGTTCCGGTCCTGGCTAGTAAAAATAGTCATCGTGTTAGGTTTCAACAATTCTAAAGCGATACGGAAAACCAAAAGCGTAGTTTTGCCGTTCTGCCGGCCCACCGTCGCCCCAACCGTCCGGTAGTGGTAGTTGCCGTCTTTGTCGAGTTCTAGGGCCGTATCGGAAACCTGTTTCTGCCACTCGAAAAGCTGAAAACCTAAATTATGAGCGACCCGTTCTAAAGCCGGCCCGTGGCTTACCCTGTCAGGGTTGCGTTTAGTCGCCCAGCGTGGTTGTTTCATCATCTCCGGCCGTGTTCGATGGGTGCATGTAGAACGCCCAGCAGCGCCGGCATAGTCCCCATTTTTCTGCTGTTTCGTCGCATTCGTCGCACCGCCAGCCCATTAGCCTGCTAGTTCTTTCGAGAGTTGTTCCCATACGTCCGAGTCGGCTTCGACGCCCAAACGGTCGAGGCATTGAAATAGCTGAACTGCGAGGCCAGTGATAAGCCTTGCGTCGTATATTCCTAGCTCGCATTTATCCCAAGCGTCGGCGATTCCCCGCAGAGCTGACGCCAGTAGTGCGTTAGCGTTCGGTATTGTTGCTAGTACGATTTCTGCTGCTTCTCTATGCCTGCCGTGTTCTACCATTGCCGTGACCCTTTTATCTTTCTTCGTTTGTCATTCGTGATCTTAGCACCCATCCGACTATTACAAGATTTACAACAAGCAACAAGGTCGCCGTGCCACAATTCGGGCGAAGGCGCCGAAGACAAGGGCGGCACATGATCGGCGGTATCAGCCACCTTCACTTTGCAATATACGCACAACGGGGCGCCCTCTAAAAGGGACCAACGGGCTTTTCTATATTCGTACGAATAACCACTACTCACGCCGAAAAACCCCCTATCACCTGCAAAAACAGGGTTTTCCCTAAAATCCTCATTTTATTGGGGAGATTTTCTGCAT